TCGCCTTCGGGGCTTGAGGCGATGGGGGTGGGCCTGAACCCACCCCCATGCCGTCAAACATGCCCTGAGGCATTAGTCGTTCTTGAGTTCTAGGAACTCAAGCTCCATAACCACCGTTACAGTGGCCGGAGCAGTCGTACCAGCGGAAGAAACACCGTACTGGAGAGAGATAACATCACCCTCCTGCCACTCTGACTGTGCTGACACGATACTAAAGGCCGAAGCCGTGTCCGCAGCAAGAGCATCAGAGTCGATTGCATCGGTGATAAGAGCTGAATCTGTAGTGTTATACAGTGCCAGCGTCTTTGTACCGTCAGGAGAAACCTCCTGAACAACCGAAGCACGACGAATCTTAACATCCCGAGTACATACATACACCGGAAAGTCATCTGCGGAAGTTCCTGAAACTTCTACCTGAACTGCCACAGGGAAGACCGGCCCTCCAAACTGCGGGGCCACGAGGTTGGCCCATAGTTCACGACGTTTAGCCATGATGTGCCTCCCTTACTCTTCGAGTCCGTAGATGATTCCGTTCGTCGCCGGATAGCGGCAAACGAGGTTGCGATAAGTACGAAGGACAGCCGTGAAGACGTCCGATGTACGGTGGAAGTGCAGCACCGTGCCATTGAGACCCGCGATCCATTCGATATCCTTATCGACGGCGTGGGCCCAGAAGCGCGAGTTGACCATGGCGATGTGCTCGGGCGGGAAGTACCGCTCTACCACAACAGGCATGTCATCGAACTCAAGGGTGCTTTCGCGCAGACCAGCCGGGAGCACCATCGGTGCACGGCGAATCTGCGGGGCGAACAGGTTGTAGATGTTCCGACGCTGTTTGTAATTACAGACGATGAACGAAGGCATCTCGCCCGTCTCTTCCATAATCAAGTCAGCCGTGTCGCGGAGATGATCCGGCGACAGCGGGACCGCAGCAGCGCCACCATCAGCAGCATCAACCAGTACGCCCTGCCAGCCGGGCTGGCCAGAACGCGAGATGTTCAGGTACGAGCCGGTCGTATCGACGGCTGCGAGGAACCCTTCAATCTCAAGGTTGTAGTTACCAGCGCGAGTGACGAAATCGCCATCCGCACCACCCGTTGGATCGACATCTACGTCAAGCGTAGTTCCCGTGTCCGAGTGGGTGACCGAGGTGACCGCACCGTTGGCCATGTGCTTCGTGGCAACGGTCGGGTTGTCGAGAATGTCCAGCGGCATGCTGTTACGCACGATGTTCCGAACGGGACGATTGCTCTTATAGCGAGTCAGTCCGAACGGGCTGTCCATGACGAACGTGTCGGTATCCGTGACGCTCTGAACGAGGCCAAGCTTACCAGAACCATCACCGATGGCCTGACGGCTCATGTCGAGTCGAAGACCCGTGATGGTGTTCTCAAGGGAAAGAGAAAGCGCTTCCTCGAAGGCACCGGGCGTGTCGCGCGTTGCGGACATCGTTGGTCCCGAAATCTCGAAGAGAGCGTAAATGAACTTTGCCGTGACTTCTGCCAGCTCGGGCTGATCTACCTGAGAGTCTCCGAACGTACCCTTATCGGCACGAGCGTAGACACCCTCATTGACCCCGAAGCTAACCGGGAAGATGCCCTTACGGCCACTCAGNNNNAGCGTCTGCGTGATACGCTCAAGGAAAGGAGTNGCTGTATTGAGTGCATCCTGAATCGCGTCCATGATGGGGCGATCCTTGAGGATGGCATCGAGTCTGGCCAAGTCTGCTTGTGNTGCAGCCATACTTGGTTAATCCTTTGTGGATTAGAGTTAGGGCCAGNNTTTTGAGAGGGCTAGCCACCTCTTANTNGTTTTCCGGTAGATCCGCCAATGTGGCAGGACTACTCATAGAATAGCCTGCCACACTGGCAGTGTCAACTGCTACAGTCCACTCTTTCCTACATTCATCGCAGAGTTTATGACTGCAGCCCTGAGCGCATCCATTGAATTGGAATTCGGGGTGGTCTGGCTACCCGTCGGAGGCGCTGCCTGCTGGGCATACATCCCCTGCTGGCCCGCCGGTGCAACAGGAGTCTGCCCTGCCGCTGCCACCGGAGCCTGAGGTGCCTGCGCCACGGCTTGGTAAGCCCCCGGCGTGAGCACTGGCGTGGCATTGGTGGCCCGCGCAAGCTGCTGCAAGGCAGAGTCCACCTCGGCAAAGGTGATATCCCGCACACCACTGACCGCCTCATTCTGGAGGATCTTGCTAGCAACGATCTGCTTCGCGAGCCCCACATCCACACCAAGCTGGGTGGCGAGACGCTCAGTGCGCCCTTCCACCTGCTGACCCTTGGACTGCATGGTGGCAGTCTGGCGGGCGGTGTCCATACGGATGGCCTGCTCTTTCATGGCCTCGCCCTCAAGGCGAATCCTCACTGCCTCAGCATAATCCTGATCGGTCTGGACCCGACCAACCTTATCCATGGCCTGTGAGAATCCCTCTGGGTTGGACAGGGCGAGTGAGAGGATGAGCCTCTCCTGCCCCTCAGGAGTGCCGAGGCGTTGTGATAGGGCCTCGATGCGCCCTTGGGCCACCTGAGCCTCTACAGAGCGCTCCTGAGCCACTGTGTGGGTATCCAGCACAGTCTGTGCGAGGACGTTGTAGGCAGAAGCGAACTCGGGGTTCACATTCTGTGGTGCGATAGGGAGATCAATCCCTAGCTGGAGAAGCTGGTTGTAGGCTTCCGAGGCGAAGGTGGCCGTTGGGGTTACCTCAGTGGGTACCGCCAGCGGGTTGGGGAGGGTGGGAGTAGCTTCCGGTGCTGGCGCAGCCTGCTGCATATACTGAGCCTCTTGGCTCTGCAACGGTGGCGTTTCCGGTGCGGCTGGAGCACCACGCACTGCAGCGGCTGCTGCGGCTGCGGCAATCTGCCCAGCGCTGATCGAGGGTTCCCCCACACCAGCCTCTGTGGCTGCTCCGGGGATGGGTGTGAACGGATTGTCAGACATGATACTCTCTTATGAGATGGAGGGGACTACAGGTTAGAGGTGTAAACCTTGCCCCTCCAGAAGGCTACACCATTGTGAATACGAATCTGCTCGACATCATAGAGCCACGCACCGTCCACCTTCTTCCAGTGGATGATAGCGAACCCTTGGTGCCAATCAGCAAAGACCGTGTAGTGTGGGTTGAGATCACACAGACAGCCAATGCACCAGCCGCTCTCTTGTCCTTTGAGGTCGCGCTTGGTGAAGTTCTGGATGCGATGCATATGACCGAACATGACGGACTTGCCGTACTTGCCGATCATTGCCATCGCGGTATGCTTGGAGGTGAGGTCCCCGTGGGTGAAGACGATCTTGTCGTTCCACACGAGGATGTCTCCTTCCATGTAGGGGGAGAACTCATAGCCGAGCTCCTCAAAGCCCACGACCTCAGGGAAGTCCAGCGCCCTTGCGACCTTGGGGAGGTTGAGAAGCTGACGGAAGCGAATGTCCTTCCGGGCTTGATCCATCATTCGAGACCAGCGGTCCTCGTGGTTACCACTGCGGAAGTACGCCTTCTTTGCACCACTGATGGCACGCATGCGGGCGAGGTGGGCAGTGCCACGGCCTAGCGAGTCCTGAAGCTCCGGCCCACCCTCACGAGGGGAGCGGTGGGTGGAGAGTTCTGCGAAGTCAAACACATCCCCAAGGCACATCAGCACCTCGGGTTGTAGGTCTGCGGTGATCTGCTCTAGGACGTTGACCGCGTGTGGGTCAGCGTATGGCTCGTGGATGTCACTCCACACGAGCATGGAGTAATCAGAGCCCATGGGGGTGGCGGTGGGCAGTGGGCCCATCTCTACCCTGACGGGCCGGATGACCGGCTCTAGGGCCACACCTGTGAGCGCCTCGTAAGCCGCTCTGTCTCCCTTCTGCCCTCTGATGCCTAGGGCTGTGATGCGCCGGTCCACACCGCTCTTGGAGCGATCCAGTTCATCGGCGATCTCACGAATGGTGCGTGGTGGGTCGTCTGCCATGTACATGCGGCAGAGTCGGCGGTCCTCTACTTCAGACCACCCTGTGGTGTCGATCTCCATCGAATGCTACTCCCTCTAGGATTTGTCGCTTTGCGCCTTTTGCGCCAGCTTCATTACCTGCTCTACTTCCATACCAGTGGTCTCGGCTACGAGATCGATGAGCGACTTCGCCCACTCTTTCATAACGTCGGCCTTCAGGGCTTCCTGCTCTCTCACAGCCCTGAGTTGCTGTTCCTGCTGGATCATCGCATCCGCTTCCTCCTGTGCCTGCTCGCTCAGGATCTCGCCTGTCTGTTCGATGTGCGCGAGGAAAGCCTGCTGGGCTTCCTCAGGCCACGCCTTGAAGCGCATGCTCTTGGGTACTAGTAGATGCGAGGCGTAGTGGGCCTCGTGGTTCTGCCAGCTCTGCGGGGTGGGAGGTTGCTGACCCTGCTGGAGGAACTGGAACTCCATCTCCTCGTTACGCGCCTCAAGCGCGTCGGGATCAGCGATATCCAGATTAACATCCAGACCAGTGGCTTGAAGAGCGCCTTTGATCCTGTCCATGTCCATGGCTCCTGTGGCGTCGGCGAAGAGGATCTGACCGGCGCTCGACTGTAGGAGCGAAATAACAGTGTCACGAAGATTCTGCCTGTTCTGTGGGAAGAGGGGGATGTCATCAACAATGAGGGTCGCCGCTAGGCCACCCTTCTGTGCGAGGAGATCCTGCCCTGAGAACTGCCGCCACATGAACCCTTGGTCTGGGCCATTGATGGCCACGACGCGGTTCTCGTTATAGAAGGAGGCGACGTAGTGCATGAGGATCTCACCCACTTTCTTCCATGAGGCCTTGCCGCACATATGCCCAATGGTAACACTCTTGGACTGCTTGGCTTCGGTCTGCCGGAAGGCACCCTTGGCGAGGCCCTCGGGGAGTTGATCTGATTCCTCGAACGCACGGCCACTGGTGAACTGCATGTCGTTCTGGATCTGGCCCAGCATCTGGAAGAGACCCCTAGGGGCGTCGTCCACTCGCAGCATCTCGGGCTCACCACCAGCATTAACGATAAGCTCCTGATAGGGCTCGTCGGTGATATCCCCATGGGTGATACCACCACCACTCTTGAGGAGGCGTTTGGGCTTGGACTTCTGGTACCACTCAAGGATCTTAGCGGTGATCTCTTCGTACACCTTGTTCTCAAAGGTGATACCGTAGAGAGGGCTCATCCCAATGTGCTCTTCGCCGGGGATGGGAATCCATCGGAAGCTAACCACGGGGATCACGCCTGCGGGGAGGGGCCACGGTGGGTGGACCATCATCTTACCACCAGACGCTGAAGTCCACCAGAGACCCTCTGGGTTCTGTGCGGACTTGGGGAGGTAGTGCTCGATGACTAGGGTGCGCTGATCCACGCTCGGGGTGACTCCGGGTTGCTCAATCTGGTTGAGATCAGCGGAGATGCCTTCGTGGGTGTCGGAGTATGTAAGGCGGTCAGCGACCTCTTGACCGTAGAAAGTCCGTGCCTCCTCGTAGGAGAGCAAGAGGCCGATCATAACGCCATGCGCTGGATTCTCTGCCCACCTAACGAACTGTGGAGATATGACTTCAAAGCCAATATCCCCAGCATCCACCATAATGGGCTCGGCTCCGGGGATCGGCTCCATTGTCTCAGGGTCGATGGGGATGATACTACCATCTTCCTGAGGGATACCAAGGGGGATCTGGTCACCAGTGTCGGTGTTCCAGAAGATCCTCACGCACCCAGTACCACAAGACATCACCCATGCTCCGAGGTCAATCTTGAGGCGATCCATCTCCAGCTTGTTCCAGAGGAACTTCATGAGCTGGTCAGCTAGCTCGGCCCCATCGATATCCTTCGGGTCTGGAGAGGCGGGGAGAGCGGAGAACCGCACCTCGCTCTTCAGGTAGTCCGTGAGGAAGTCGTTGTAGAACGCGAGGGTGTAGTTCTGAAGGGGGAAGCGCTTCCAATCTGGAAGCACATCACGTTCATACTCTTTAAGAGTCTGCCAGTGCTGATCCCGCAGGAACTCAAGGGTCCGTCGCCAGCGGTTCACATAGAACTGGTACTTACCGTTCAGGCCTTCCCAAAGATCGAAGGTGAACTTAGAGTAGTCGTGCTCTGCTGCGCCGTCGGTCGGGTCAGGTAGTCTAACAGCCATTAGTATTCCGTGACTCCTTCAGAGACATCGAGGGGCCTGATTTGTTCTAGTGAGAACTGAGGGACAAACCCCTGCTTTTTCATACCAACCATGGTGTTGATGAGGTCGTTGTGCTTGGTAGCCAACGGTTTGTACTCAATAATGTAGTGGAGCACCATCCCCCCGACAAGTCCAACTAGGAGGGAAATTACCATGAGGGCTGCTGTGAGTGCTGTCATTTGATATTCTGCTGTCCGAGTTCCGCTAGGCGGTCTTGCCTACCGATGCTATCCCAAAGTATTTGATCTCTATCTGACATTCCAGTTCTCCATGAATCGTCTGATTGTGGTATGCGTGAGGCTGCTTGGATGGCGCACCCGTAGATGAGGCAATCCACCGCATCTCCCCCTCCCGCTGTTTCTTTGTTTGGTTTGTTGTTCTTGCCCCATGACAGGCGGCGCATCTCCCAGAGAAGGCGAGACCCTACGATGGTTCTCCCATCGTGCAGCCAAGTCGAGGTGAGGTTGTTGAAGAAGAGCAGGCGCGGTGCGCCGTAGACATCCTTCAGTCCCGTAGCACGATTGTACTGGCGCTCGGGATGACCTTCCAGCATTGCGTGCACGCGTAGTACCATATCTTCGACGCGCTTGGTGACGGGCAGTGGCACTGCGCCAATGTTGGCTCCGTTTCTACCGAAGTGGTAATTAAGCTCTTGAACGTCTTGGGGGTTGGCATAATCGACATACAGCGGCAGGTTCCTATCCTGTTGTCCAACCATCGCCTTGATCCTATCCGCCCTAGTCGCCATGGCCTCGTCAGCGGAGAAGTACTCGTCTGTGACGTAGTAGTTCCCATCGGGGTCCACTGCGAACATAAGGATGGCAAAGCGATGATACTGGGGGTCGCAAAGAAGCCAACGATGCCAGTAGTCAGGGACATCGAATGGCTCGATAATGTTAACATCGTCATCTAAGCCCTCGAACACAAGCCCCCCACGCACGATGAACTCACCGTACATCCGCGCGGCACGGGTCTCAGGGTCGGGGTACTGGTCGATGTACATCTGCACCTGCTTCTTCGTGAGGTGCGGCACGGCGGGATTCCCATCCTGATCCACCACAGGCATGTTGATTACCTCGATGTCAGGGCGCTCGCCCATCTGCCACGGCAGGTAGAGATCATCCCTCACCCACAGCCACTCGTCCATCTTCTCCGACACCGGGGTCATCACCATGAGCATGCGCCCATTGGTGGAGATCAGCCGGGCGGCGAGCTCCTCATACACTGTCTTGGGGAGGGGCTCATCAGCCACCACGAGATCAACCGCTGCACCGACTAGGCGCTTCTGCCGCTGGTCGCTGGTCTTGATGGCGAGGACAGAGCCATTCTTGAACTTGTACCGGCGCATCTGCTTGTTGTAGCTCTGGACTTTATCCCAGTTGATTAGCTGGTCGAGGATGGGCTCCACGGCGTCTGTGAAGACCGCGCCGGTCGGCACGACGTACCACACCGTCTTGGGGCCCTCAGAGATCTCAGCGTAGGTGGAGCGGCCCTCACAGTACAGCAGGGCCTCAGCCACCGAGGCATAGCTCTTCCCCGTCCGGTTCCCGCCTAGGACGAGCGTGAGGTCTGCACGGCTCTTGTGGATAGCCTTCTGGTACTTGTGGGGCTGGTAGACATACTTGAGTGGGTCTTCCTTCTTGCGCCTCTCCATCTCCAGCACAGCTTGTTGGAGGGTGGTAATCTCGCTCATGTCTACCCTATCGTTGTGCGTCGTCTCTCGCTTGAGCCAGCTTCTCCTCAAGGGCGTCCAACGCAATGTTGATGCGTGGGACTGCCACATCCAGAACTACCCTGAATATAAGCTCTTTCCCTGCAAACCCCAAGGCCCTAGCATGTTGTGCTTTGATCATGGCCCGAATCTGTGGTTGGTGAACCTGTGACAGGATCGAGATGACGGTGCACCGTCCGTGGCAATTACTGCACCAGTAGTGAATCCATCTGCACTGACTACAGTGCTGTCGTTCGTGGCCGCGTCTTCCTGCTGGAAGTGGAAGTAGTACGCGGTCTCCGCGGTTAGTCCAGAGGCGCTTACATTCTGCGTGCCTGTAGTCGTAACAGCCTGTGACCCGTTGGCATCCGCTGCTGCACCGAGATGGTTCTGGCCTGCCTGAATCTGAACTACCGATGGGCTCGTTGCGCTCTGCGTGACCACCCACCAGAGCGTTCCGTTGCCCTCGTCTGTGGACACGGCACCAATACCTAAGGATGATCCACTCGCAGAGTCCGTTGGGCTGGACAGCACCGGGGCGGTCACATCGCCGCCGCCCGCCGCAAACGCCCACGCCTGTGCGTCCTCCTCCCAGCCCGCAGGTAGGAGGCCACGCCTTGGCGCGACCCCCATCACCCCGAGCATCTTAGAGCCCGCTCGACGTTACGAAGTTCACCACTGTCGGGCGACATCCGGTGCCGGTGAACTTGAAGCTCCCGTAGGCGCAGTTCATGTCACCCGCCGAGGCAGCGAACTGGTACACACCTTCCTCGACTTCGGTGAATGTTCCGCCTGCCGCCGCGAAGGCCGCGCCGTCCTTGCTGACCTCCTCCGTTACCGTAATCCCCGGCTCCAGCGTCCATCCATCCGTCGCATCGTGCATCGTGAACTGGAAGGTGAAGGCGCTGTTCACCGTGGGTACGCCGTTGATCGCGGTGATCGCTGCCGGGAGCGTGGTGCCCGTGTCTACGAGAATCTCGTTGATATCCGCACCGTTGTCGTTCGCGGTCTGCTGCGTGTCCGAAACTGCAACGGTGTTCACATCGACGTAACCGACGCGCCAGAGCTTGTCGCCCGCCTCCACTGCGGCTGACATCGCGCCACCTGCAGGCCATGCCTCGACGGTAGCGAGCAAGGTCGTAGCGGTCATGGACTGCACACGGAAGTATTCTAGCTCGTCAGTTCCAGATCCACCTGAGTTCTGGCGTAGCCAAAGCTCGCCAGCCGTCGAGTTCGCTGGGGCGTTCGCGTCCAGGAAGTCCGTGAGGTTCACGACTGTCGTGGAATTGGAGGTGGCTGTCACCACCGTGTCCGTAACGAACACCGCCGAGTTGAACGTGCGGATCGCCTTGGCTGTGTCGGACTCGAGTGTCCAGACTGCGAGGCACTCGACTACGGCCACACTATCCACGGTTTCGTCGGCCTCCCACCATAGCTCGTAGGAAGCGCCCGCAGTCTGTAGATCGGTGTTTGCGCTCAAGTCCACCGCCACGCGGTTCTTTCCGGTCGTGGTGTCAAGCGTGATTGCAGCGTCAATCGTGGTGCCTGTAATCGTCAAGGCAGCAGAATCGACAGCCGAAGCCAGTGTGGTCGTTACGATCTTCGTGATGGAGAAGTCACTACCCGCTTGGGTAGGCTCTGCACTTGGAGCCGCTGGGACTCCAGCCGTTGTGCGCGTTGGCACGGGCACGGTGATGATGCTGTCCTGCTGGACAACGCCGAGATTGATCATGTTACTGTCCTATAGTTAATGTGTGTGTTGTCCATTATCCTACGAGCCTTGTGCCGCCTACGAGTGCTGCTCCGCCGGATGCTGCTGCTGCTGGCATAATCGCCAACGTCATACCCGCGATCTCGGGAGTCGTGACGCCACCGTGTGTGTGCGTCACACCACTGACTGCTGCCGCCGTCGTGATCTCTTTGTAGGTCCAGAGGAATCCGGCGTTGTCCACGGACGAAACGCCCGGTGCGATGCCGTCGATGGTCGTCGCGCCCGAGAGGTCCGTCGTCGGTAGTGATCCGCTCGCCTGTGTCCCTTGGAAACTCCAGTGCAGCACCCACGCACCATCGGTAACCGTCGTGATCGCGGGCAGTCCGTAGGCTGTGTTGTTCTCGACCTTCGTATGGTGGGTCGCGTGGACCGGGGTCACATCGAACGGACCCGTTGTTACGTCCACGCCACGCAGCACCGCATAGGACAAAACACCCCGCGCTGCGTGGCTCATCTCGATTACGTCCGACTCCTCACCGCCTACCGCGACTTTGTAGTACATCCGCGTGAAGTGGCGGTCGCTCCCCGAATACGAAAGCTTGGCACAGATAGCGGTCACGCCCGTAGCCGAGCCCCCAATAGTCGGAGGGTCGTTCGTTGGCGCTGTGTTCCACGCCTTACCGTAGCCGACGAGGATGAGATCGTTCGCCAGCACAGCGGTCGCGGCCATCGTGACGTTGCCGTCCTCGCCCCGGTGGTAGCCGTTGGAGATCAGTGAGATTGACATACCTAGCTCCACCCTGGGTCAGAGATGTACACACGGAGCGGACCAAACCAGATCGACTGATCGGACGTAGGCTGCTCGTTAATGTTGTTCGGGAACTTGATTGAGCCCCAGCCCGTGTTGCCCTGTGCAGAGCCGCGTAGATCGCCCGCTTCCTCCTGCGCGACGAGCGTTCCGTCGAGCCAGACCTCCCACACACCGTCAGTGCCATCCGTGTCCATCACCATGTGGACCTGGATGTGGTGCCACGCGAAGTCGTAGAGGTCGTCTTTCGCGTTGACCGAGCCCGCATCGAAGGCCCTCGGCCACGGGGAGAAACTGCCCTCCGGTGGCACGCGCCATGCCTCGCGGTATGTCGAGCTACTGATCTGGTTGTAGATCGTCGAGTCGTTCTGTGTCCCGACCTTGATCTCACGGCGCAGTCCCGCCGCGCCCGTCTCAGGGAACACGAAGATCGTCTTATGGTCAGGCGTCAGTCCGTATCCGAAATCGGTACGGAAGTTGCTGTCCCACCGCACCCATGTCTCCCACCAGATTTCGTTCTCGGTATCGCTGGTCGGAAAGTCGAGCGTAACCGACGACTCCGCGTCCTGCATCGTGTCGGGCAGCGCGTCGAGCCCGAAATATTTGACCCGGATTCCGTCCGTACCACCCCACGGCGTTGAGGCGAGCGTGTCCGTGAAGTGCATCTCCACGGTGTCGGTTTTCTCAAACTGGAATGTCATCCACCCGTTCGGGTCAGACTTCATGTTCGCGGTCGAGGTGTAGTCCCACTCCTCCGCGAACCATGTTTCCGCCGCCGCCGCCCCGGCCGTCCCAACAGCCACCGGAACACTCCGCCCACCAACACCAAACCCGAACCCATACGCCACAGCGCCCACGCCCATAGCGACCGCAATCGAGAGCCCACCGATGCGTCTGGTGAGTGCCCTTGAATCGGCATCGCTAAGGATCGGNAGGGTCATCCTACGAGCCTCCCAGACGGCGGGCCGACGAGTGGGCCGGATGCGCCGGATGCTGCTGCTGCTGTGATGTAGCCCGTGCCCCCGATTCCTCGTGATATCGAGCCGTCTGTCAACACAGTGGTGTTGTACGTCTGTGAGCCCGTTGACGGCGCAAGAGAGTAGCCGAGCCACATCGCGAGGGCTCCGCTCGTGATCTTGCCGAGCCCTGAGTCAGTGAGGTCCATCGAGTCGAGTGTGCGGTCGTTGTTGAAACAGCCGCCGCCGAAAACGATTTGCTCGTCGCCAAGGGTCGGCACCGTGACCGTAAAGTCCGCGACCAGTTGCCACGATGCGGCCTCAAGGTCCGAATCAGAGTTTGTGTACGTTCCGCCGCCTATATCGAACGCCATGACGATTGCGGCGCCGTCCGCAATACCCGAATGGGTCGGTGAGTAGGTACCACTCTCCGACGAGGCGATCTTGTACCCGATAGCCGCGTCGATTTGGCCGGTGTTCGCGTTCTCTAGAATCGTCCAACCCGCAGGGAAAACCCACGCAGCGGCAACAGGGTTCCGCTTGCACACTAGCATCACAAGCAGATCGCCGTCAGTGGTGCCCGTGGGGACTGCCGGGGTGGGATTGGCGGATCCTGAAGAAACAGCGGACGAGGCTGCGCGGAGGGATGACATCAGTTCGCCCCTATCCAGTTAGAGGAATCGGTTTCAATCGCGATAGCCCAGTTGGCTACATACCACTCACCGACGGAGTCCGTCCCGTCGTTTCCGTTGTTGCCCAACTCGAAGCCAGTCAAGTCCTTCCAGCTTGCGCTAGGTAGGTAGAAGGTCTTGGCACCAAGGGCGTCCCCGACCGAGCCTCCGCAGGAGCTTTGACACAAGAAGTCCACCGAGCTGGCGATCAGCGTCTCGTCTGAGATCCGTGTCACCTTCGCGTCCATTTTTCCACTGTCTGCATGGGTCCGATACACCCGGAATTCCCAGCGGTACACGGTGTTGAACGAGAACGTGGTGTTGCCGGGGTCAAACCGACCCGTCCCTGCTCCCGAGGCGTTGTAACCCGCCCACGGCTGCACCGATGCCCCATAAGTCGTGCCCGTGCATTGTGACGCGAGGAATTGCCGGAACACATACGCGCCGGGGGTGTCCCCTACCCCACCGTGGACTAGGTGGGCGTTAAAGCACTCTCCACTGGCGAGGTCGATCATATCCTCCCAGCGGTAGAACAACGACTCGCCCGTGCTGATTTCCGCGAGGGTGGTCGTGTCCACCTTCAACATCTTCGACCCTCCCACCACATCGAAAAAACGGATCTTCAGGGCGTTCGTCGTCGTGAAGTTTGCGTCTGGCGCTGCGACCACGGAGAGCATGGAGTCCCATGTGGCGTCGCCGGAAGTGGTCTGTGTCGGCCACGGGTACGCACCGGAACTATCCTGCATGATATAGCGGCTTGTGCCCGTGGTGTCCCAAGTGTTTTCCCACACGATGTTATTAGCGGACGGGGGCGTCGTTGGTGCCCCGACAGGTGGGGTGGCCGTGCTACCAGCAAACCCAAACCCAAACCCGATCCCAGCCCCGAGCGCAATCATCACCGCAGCCGCACCGAGCTTCGGCACCAGCGAACGGCCCTCACGGGGAGGCTCTAGGACTTCCCAGCCGCCGCCCCACGGGATCAGATCACGGAGAATGGCGATCATTTGCGCTCCACTGCCTTAATACAACTCTACGCAGTGCACAGTGATGCCAGATCCAGTGGTATTGAACACACTGATCTCTTCACCTTTGTATGCCTCTAGGACAAAATACATATCCGGCACAACGGGAAGGGAGTTGGCATCAGCGGTGGCATTAGGGTCCACGGTGATGTCCCCGATGGTGCCTGCTGGGTAGATAAGCATAACCCGCTTGGTAGCTGCGCTGGCCACCGTGTAGGTAGCAGCCGCAGATGCGCCGGGGGCCACCGTGTCGGTGAGAACGATCCTAATCCCTGCGAGGGAAATCTGGGCTTTCGCAGACTCAATAGCCTCGTTGGGTCGGTTGATAATAGTCATGGTTGAATATAGCCTTAGGGTTGGGTGGCTGCAATAGCTTCTACTGCCTTTTCAGGATCAGTGATGCCGGTCTGAATCACCGCACCAAGCTGCTCCATGGAAAGATCTTTGAAGAGGCTGGCTCGCAGCCGCAGGGCTATCTGCTCTGGGGGTTCATCCGCTGCGTCGAGGATCTTGGCAGCAGCCATTCGCCTCTCCTTAGGGTCGGCGCTGTTGATCGCCACCTCTAGGAGGATCTTCATTGCGATCACCGGACCCATGAGGCGCTGGAGCTCGAAGATCTGATCCAGCCTGTCAAAGCTCACACCGCTGCCGATGATTGCCTCTGCCTGCTCTATACTCTTATCTGGGGTTGACACCCTGTCCTCCTTAGCTAGCTTTCATCGCTCCCCGGAACTGACCCCGAACTACTTGTGGGGCCAGCCCGGTTGATGGAGGACGGATGGGGAGGTACCCATCGAAAAGAAGATACTGCCATTGTGGCAGTGAGCGCAACCTATTGGTAGATCTTTTTTGAAAAAGATCAACGTATAGGTAGAATGTTGGGGCTAGGGGTTGACAGGGCCTCTCTCTCCCTACTAAGTTAACTGCACGCCCCAAAGGCCCCCGGCCGGTGGGGGCGAAAGAAAGGGTATGTAAGACAAGAGAACAAAACGTTCGATAGCGAGCGGGACCCCTCTGCGCTGCGCGCAGGGGCCCGCATAAACAAAAAAGGTTGGAGGACCTGATGACAACGCAGATCAATCATGTGGAACTAGCGCGCTTCAGCGCTAACAGCAAAACCTTCTTCTTCAACAAGATGATTGCGCGTAATGAGAGTGAGTACCTCTCCATCAACGCGATCTGGGGGAAGGGCAACAAGCAGAGGATGACTCTGTTTCCTAGTCAGCTTCTGGAGTACCACAAGGCCCTTGGGGTTGCTATAGAGAAGATGACGGGGATGAGTGCCAAAGCCCCCGAGGCCACCACAGCATGCCCGGAGTGTGGTATGCCCAAGAGGACATGGGCGGCCCTCTCCTGTGAGGAGGTGTGGATTATCGTGTGCAAGGACTGTGGCACGGTGTGTGATGCCTCCATAGAGGATTTTGAGGAGGCCGCTAAAGTGTGGGAAATGTCAAATGGCTAACGTTAAAGTGGAAGCGATTGCAAAAAGCCACATTGAGCCCTTCTTAAAGTGTGAAAAGTGTGGTGGCGTCCGACTGATCTTCGGGGGGAATGGGGATTGGCGGCAGACCATACTATGTGAAGATTGCTTCCACACCCGCCGTGCTATCCCCCTGAAGACCATGTGGGAGCTTATTGCCCATGTGTATCCCAATATCCCCGATTGGGAGGCAGCAAAGAAGGTAGACGAGAAGACACAGGCGAGCTATCAGGCGGTGCTTGCGAAGCACGCTGTGAGCGCCACACACAAGATCTAGCCATGAAAAAGACAGGGCACTGTAAAGCACACCCCACTGTGAGCGAAGCTCACCCTAGCTGGCTCCCTGTGGATGGACCACCTTGGCGTCTGGTGGATTACTTAGGCACCTTCCTGCGTGATGCTGATGGACATAGCATTCGCTTTCATACTGACGAGGAGGCCCTAGAGTATCTCTCTAAGAAGGGCATCCCACTAATGAATCCAAAATGGTAGACGAACGAGTAGAAAAGACAAAGAAGCTAGCAGTCGCGGTAATCACCCAGAGCATCGACCGTGCACGCGGTGGTGATGCATTCGAGGTGGCGTGGCTAGCCAGCAAGAGCGCGCAGAAGTGGCTGGATATGGTGGATATCCCACAATCCTCGCTGCTTGCGAAGATTGGGTGGATGGATTGGGCCCCACGCCACACCTCCCACACAACCTATGGCCCGGTAATCAGGGGCTCTCTTGACTATATGGAGGACCTCCTCCATGTCTGAGCGCATTGTGAGCAAACCCACCAGCAAGCAGGCTAGGGAGAGATGGGACTCCATCTTTACTAGGCACTGGTGCACGGATTGTGAGAAGGAATACCCCACCGCCACCCTCGCCCTAGGGTGTGGATGCACTGTTGATTCATTAGCCTTTCCTGATGAGCCTAGGCCACATGAGTAAGAAAGCCAAGGGTACCCTGAATGCCCGGACCCGACGCCACCAAGCGAGGATCTTCATCCTGCAGTACCTCCAGACCCACCATTGTGTGGACTGTGGGCATGCAGACCCACGCGCCCTCGTGTTTGACCACATAGACCCCTCCACCAAGAAGGAGGCGGTGAGCACCATGATGGGCAAAGGTGCTGCTATCATGACCATTCATGCCGAGGTGCAGAAATGTGAGGTGCGGTGCTCCAATTGCCATGCCCACAAGACCTCTGATGAGCTCTCATTCTATACCTCTTCTGAGGAATATGCCGAATGGGTGCTCCTCAGGAGTGGCAAGAGGTACCCTAAGAGGGAGGTATCCGCGTCTGAACGTGGTACTAGCCGTCGATCTGCCCGGAAGAAGAAGTGCACGCGGTGCTTCCTCACGAAATCCCACGATGACTTCACCCCCAAGGGAGCAGGGCTCCACAGTTGGTGCAGGGAGTGCAGGAATGAGGTGAGGCGGGCCGAGCGAGCTCTTAGGGCCTACCCCCTAAGCCGGGAGATTTGATATTTTGTAAGACCCCTATTGTCACTTCCCTAGGCCTTTGGCCCCCCCGCGCGTGTGGGCGGGGGGACCTATGGGACCCTNGGGGTGGGGGTCATTCGACCCCCACCCCGTCGCGCTAGTCCTTCGCGGCGATGTACGCGGCGGCCATCGCATCAGCCGCCTTGCCTTTCTTCGCGAGTCCGACGCTCGCGATGTATCCCGCGAGCATCGCCGGGATGGCGATCAGCGAATCCGCCACCGCCGGGTCGAAGGTCGCCGGGGCGGCGGCAGTGGCATCCACCGCCGCGGATGGGGTGGCGACAGCCGCGAGTGTGATGCCTTCCACGTCCAGACTGACCGTCACCGTGGCGACGTTCTGACCGCCGGGAATGTACAGATTCGCGGGCGGAATGATCCGCGCAATCCGACCGTCGTCCAACGTGGCCTCGATGCATGGCCGCGCCTTCTTGCCCTCTCCGAACGTCGGGAGGTCCTTCGCGTCGATCGTGAATCGCGGATCGGCGGTCGAGCCCGCTTTCGACGATGCCACATAGGTGATACGCATGGTGATGCTCCTGAGTGATGGTGTGGTGCGGCGGTGTTGCCGCTGATTAATCATACCCTGACCCCCCAGACGATTTTCCAGAGGATGAGGAATACGCGTATACGCGCGCGCCCGCGTATGCTACTGAGCCATGGCTCACTGTTGACTAGTTATGCCCTCTCTTGGCATTCATGCCGTTGAATGCCCGGTTGAGTTCATACCATGCGCCGAGGGCGGTGCCGATCACGATTGCGCCGATGAGTTTCTTCATCCGGCCACCTCCCATCCACGGGGGTGGGGGAGGGTGGCATACTTACGCATGACACGGCTCTCATGGCGGCTCTGGGCCATGCCATCGGTGATTTCCTGAGCCATCCACTGTCGGTGAGACTGCATGACAGTGAGGATGTTGGGGAGGGTGAAGCTCTCAGCATCAATGCTGAGGCCAGTGGTGAGATCGGTCACCCGATGGATGCGGCCCGCCCCCGGTCGAGGCAGTCGAGGTGGGATGACACTCGCGACGGATCTCTGCATGATGGCCCGGTGCTGTGCTTCCCGGTTGGCCTTCCAGTTGCGATAGCGGATCTCAGCCATCAGTACGAGTAGGATGGAAGCCCCTAGTGAGGCCCAGAGGAAGATGTCCAGTGCTAGTGCGAGATTATCCATGGTATGTCCTCATGCGGGGCTTCAGCCCCGGTTGGCGGCCCGGTCGATCCCCGATGGGACCGGCGACGGTGACGCCTCGAATCATGCGAGCGTAGTGTGCATGGCACATCCCCCGTGCAGAGTGGGGTCGGGGACAGTCGAACACCCCGCATTCCAATCGCGAGATCGTCGCCTCGGCCCACTCAACTGACTGAGTGGACGGTCCATCACGATTCAGGATCTCACGCGCTCCATCGAGGAGAGCTTGGCGGTGCTTCTTATTCATTGGCACGGTGAGCCTCCATGTCGATGAGTAGCATGGGGAACTCGTCGGTGAGCACCTTCATGCGATGGAGGATCTCATCGAGCTTGTGGTCGATGATCTCGAAGCTGACCACATCGGCATCACGCACGGATGCCATGCCATCGAGATCAGCTTGGAGTGACATGAATCGCTGTGCGGCGAGCTTCTCAGGGTGGCACGTTCCGGTGCGGTTCATTTGGCGGGCTCCACGATGATCGCGACTCGAATGATGCCGTTGGTGTAGTCCTCGACTTGGATCTGATCCGAGTAATCAACTGGTAGAGCCGTATTGAGGATTCCATCAATGATACTCGCGACGTACTCGCAAGCGACCTCGCCGTGAACTTGGTGGCAAGTGTGACAGTGCTTCATGGTTGATCTCCCGTGGGTGGGGTGCGGCGACCGTGGTTGGTGCCGCTGATTAAGTATACCGGGGGGTGGAAGTCGATTTTCCCCATACGTGAGCGTGTAAGATCATATGATCTATGATCTTACGCGGGGGCATGGGGGATGGTATGCCTATACCCATCCCCCATGCTATCCATCGTGCGCCTATGCGTTTACTGTTGACTAGTTTGGGGCCTCCATGATGATGACCACGCAGTGCCCATCCACTAGGGCACCGCTTCGAGCCGTGCATCGGTTGGCCCAATCAGTGGAGTACCACGAGCCCCAAACGCAGAGCACCAACAGTGCTATCACACCGACAACGGTGAGGATCTTCTCCAGTAGGGGATTGAATGGGTCACTCATTTTCGTCCACCCTCATGTTGAAGTGATATATCATGAGATCAGTGCGGTAGTTGATGAATGGCTCTATCGAGAGTTCCCACAGTCCAGTGGCGAGCCACTCATCCACATTGGCAGGGTTCTCGCCCTTGCGTGGTGGGG